AGCTGCTTGTAAACATCGCGTCGGTAATCTCAATCGGCACAAGGATGTTCATACGGTTTCCACCACGTTGACCATTAGCGGGCCCCGCTGGCCACTGAGCTGCAGCCGCATCTCGTTGGTTTCCTTGGCCATCGCGCCGATCGCCTCGGCCATGACTTGCATCGAGCCGGCGAGCGCGGCATTGCCGCCATCGGAGCCGGGCAGCTTGCCGCCGGCCCACGGGTTAAAGGCCGATGGCAGCACGGCCTCGTCCTGATGGAGGATGGCCAGCATGTCCTGCGGCACGCGGTTGGTGCCGGTATCGAGCATCGGCAACACCGTGGTGGGATCACTCACCAGGCTGCTGGACGGAATCAGGGAATCCTCGGGGATAGCCGTGTCCGTGGTGGGCGCGAGGCCAGCGTTGTACATGGCTTCAGCGTTTTGCCAATACTCCTGCGAGTGGCCGGTGACGATCTGGAAATACTCGTCAATAGTCCAGGAGGCGTTGGGAGTATTCGCGACGTAGGATTCCGCATTGGCGAGTTTCGCGGCGTAGTCGTTGAAGCCGTTGAACACATAGGCGTTTCCACCATATTGCTGCCCGTAAGCGGACACGTTTTGGATGTACTGCTGGCCTGCGTTCAACCCACCGGCGCCACCGCCACCGCCTGCGCCACCGCCTGCGGCGCCACCGGCGGCCGCCTTTTCGCCCAGGATCGCGTCGGCCAGGGCCTGCAGCGCCTCTTCGACGCTCATCACGCTGTTGTCGATGCCGCGCAGCGCGTCGATCTGTTCGCGCGCCGTGGTAAGGATGCTCCCCAGGTACTCAACCTGATCCTCGGCCGCCTGCAGCTGCAGCTCGGCCTCGGTCAGCTGCTCGCCAGCGGCGTCCTGCAGCTGGCTCATTTCGCCGGCCAGCACCAGGTAGGCGCGCTGGCGCTCGAACTCGCTCGCGTACACGGTGGAAGACAGGCCGCCGGTGGCCGCGCCGATCGCATCCTGCAGCTGCTCGCTTTCGGGAAGGTAGCCGGAGCTGAGATAGGTCGCCAGCGCCTGGCTGATGAACTCGCGCCCCTGTGCGGCCTGCATCGCGGCCGTGGTTTCGACCTGGCCGTAAAGCTCGTCCACGCTCTCTTTCAGCATGTCGAAAACGGACTGGATCTCGTCGCGATGCTCGGCCGCCACATCTACCGCAAGCTGCGCGGACTCCAGCTGCTTTTCGACTGCGCGCTCCAAGGCGGAGTAAGCCGAGTCCGTTGCGCTTCGCGCCGCGCTCAAAGCCTGCTCTGCACTTTCCAGCTCGTCAACCACATCCACGACTGCGGCAACCGCACCGGTGATCGAAGCGAATGCCCCGCTAACTTCAAGCAACGCCGCGTAGGCCTTCTGTCCACTCTCAGTCGCCAGATCCTGGCCATCAACCCACACGCGGAATTGTTCGCGCGTCATTTCCAGTAGCGCCTCCGGTGTGATAGTCAGCCCGGCGCCGGACAGCGTGCTGCTGATGTTCTCGGCCACATAGCTGCGCTTTTCAGTCTCTGTATAGAAATTCTCGACATACGAGGACAGGTTGGCCGCGAACTTTTCGAGGCCGCCTGACAGCTCCACCAGGCCGGCAGCAATGTCGAATGAGGCTCTGCGCAGTTCTTCAACCGGAAGCGAGCCGACGATCGCGCGAAACCCGTTGACGTTGGTGATCAGCGCCTGAACCTTGGTCGCTATTTCGGTCGTTGCCGCATCCGACAGCGCCTCAGGGTCCACGTCCACGATCAGATCCGCGATGCGCTTGGGCAGCAGGCCGAGATCCTTGACGGACTGGCGCATGGCTTCGTCATAGACACGAATCCAGCGGTCGGCATTGTCGGTGCCGGGGTAAAAGTTTGCCTCTCCGCCCGTGTCCTGCCGCTCGTACTGAAAATTTTCCTTGACGATTTGCGGGATGATGCCAACCGACGCCTGGATCGCCTCGATGTAGGACTGGGCCGCATCGAGCGCAAGCGCCTCGGGCGAGCCGGACATATTGGCGCCGCGCGAATCCGTGCCCCACACCTCGTACACGGACCGGTTCGGATCGTAACCGTGGTCATAGTTAGTGCCCTCGCCCGACTCGCCAAAACGCACGCCGTTACTGAGCGTGCCGCCAGCAAACACGCCGCCTCGGCTTTTGTCGGAAGTCTCATAGGCCGCCTGAAAGGCGGTCAGGGTCGCGCCCGTACCCAGCGCACGCATGGCATCGTTGATACCGGCGACGGTGCTGTTAACGATGAGCGTTGATGCCTCGGCCGCCGGGTCGCCGCCATCCGGCCCACGAACGAATGTCGTGCCCTTGACTGGGTCATAGCCGTACTGCCCACCTGTGCGCGTCTCTCCGCTAAAAAACCCATCCGCGTAAGCCGCGAAGATCGGCGCAAGCAGGGCAAGGAATGGCGCCGCCGCGCCCATGGCGCCACCGGCCCCACCGCCAGCGGTGCCCCCCGCAGTGCCATAGGCGCCATTCGTCGCCAGCAGGGCGTCCAGGCCTCCGCCCGTCGCATTGGCGTATAGGGTGCCGCCAGCGTTGGCCATCGACATCGAGCCATTGAGAACCTGGCCGCCCACGGTCATCAAGCTAGAGCCACCGTTGTAGAAGCTGTAGGCGTTGCTGGCCGTGTTCAGGATGCCACCACCGCCCTGCTGCTGGCCAAACATCGAGCTCAGGCCGGTGACATTCATTACGCCTTGCACGGCAAGCTTCAACACCGTTGTCTTGAAGGTGTTTTTGATGCCATCCCAAAACGACTGGAAGAAGCCTTTGCCGGCCTCGAAGCCGCGATAGAGGGAATCCGTCAGGCCCTCGTAGATGCTGTCGGTAAACTTCTTCCACTCTTCGGAGGACTTGGCCGCGCCCTCGCGCACTTCCTTTTCGCCCAGCAGGTTGATCCGTTCGCGCCGGACTCGGATCTCGCGCTCAATGGCTGAAACTTCGGCCTCGTTGCCCTCGATGTTCTGCGCCATTACCAGGTCAAGCTCCAGCCTGGCAATGTGCTCTTCCTCGATCAGCTGCAGCCGGCGCGCGCGCGAGATCTCGTCCAGGCCGATGAGCGCGATCTCTTCGCGCAGCCTGTCGTTGGACTGGATCTCACCCTCCAGCGCCTTGATGCGCATGTCCGCGGCCTTGGCTGCGGCCTCGGTGTTCTTTTCGATGATCTTGGCGTTTTCGGCCTGCAGCTTGATCGCCCGCTCGCGTTCGGTGTTCGCGCCGTCCTCGGTCAGCAGCAGCTGCAGGGCCTGGCCCATGCGAATCTTCTCGACCTCGGACAGCTTGAGCGAACCCATGCGCATGTCGTCCAGCACCTTGACGGCCAGCTTTTGCGCGGTGGTGAGGTTTTCCTGCTGCACCTGCTCCTGGCGCAGCGCGGACGTGTGTTCGCTGATCGACTTGAACACCGCATCGGCGGGATTGGTCTTGCCGTCGCCCTTCTTGATTCCACCCTCGCGCTTGATCAGGTCCGTGACGTAGGCGCGATATTCCTCCGTGGTCTTGATCGTGCCATCGACATAGAGTCCATACAGCTGCTGCAGCGTCTTCTGGTAGCTGTCACTCTGGCCGGACAGCCGCTGCGCGATGCCATCCAGGGCGGCGCGTTGGCCAGCCTGGCGGCGATCCTCGCGCTCGTAGCTCTGGCCACGGCCGGCATACTGCGCGCGGATCGCCTCACCCGATGCCAGCGCGCCCTGCTCGTTGCCGGTCAGCTCTTTCTTCAGGCCAAGGGCTGTTTCCAGGCGCGCGATGTAGTCCTGGATCTCGGCCTTTTCGGCCTTCCAGTAGATATTGCTACCCATGACCTCGGACTGCGCCTGCAACTCCTGCAGACGCTCGCGCGCGAACTTGAGGTTTTCAGCGTTGTCCTTGGCCGACATGCTGATGCCTGTCAGCGGGTTGGTAAGCCCAATGTCGGCGCCAAACCCGGTCAGCAGCGACATGAAGAGCCCGCGCCCCTCTTCCTTGGCCTGGCGCATGGCACTGGCCGCCTCGGTGAAGCCGGCCGCCACTGTGCTTTGACGCTCGGCGATGATGTTGTAAAAGCCCACATCGGCAAGGGCCTGCTTCAGCTCGGTGTAGGCGTTGGTGTAGCGGTTGGTGGCGGCCTGGGCGCTGTTGGTCGCATCGACCAAGGAACCGCCCATCTCCTTCTTGATCTGCGCGGCGAACCTGGGCAGGAAGTCCTCGGCATAGACTTCGCCGCGCTCCAGCATCTTGTCCAGCTGGGCGGTGGTGACACCGATCGCGCGGGCGGCGATCTGGAAGGCTCCCGGCAGGCGCTCACCCAGCTGACCGCGCAGCTCTTCGGCCTGGACCTTGCCCTTGCTCATCATCTGCTGGACGGCGCGGAACGATCCTTCGGTTTCGTCCACATTCAGGCCCAGCACTGCAGCTGCCTGCGCGATGGCCTCGAACAGCTCGCGCGTCTGCTGGCCTTCCATGTTGGTGCCACGCGAGGACGCGGCCAGGCGCGCATACTGCTGCGCCGTGCTCACGAACTCCAGGCCCAGGGAGTGCGCGGTTTCGCGCAGGAACACCATATCCCGCGCTACGCTGTCTTTGCCTACGCTGAATGACAGAGTGTTCTGCAGCTTCTGCGCGGTGGTTTGCGCGTCCACCATGGCGCGCTCGAATTGGGTCAACTCACCAGTGGCGGCCTTCCAGCCGAAGCGCATCGCCTCGCGCGCGCCGAATACGCTGAGAATGTCCTGCAGCGTGATGGCCTGCTTACCAGCACGGCCAGCCGCCTCACCGAAGCTATCGAGATCCCTGCCGCCATCGCGCGCGAAATCCTTAACTGCGCGGCCACCCTGGCCCAGCGCGCGCTGCAGATCCGAGACATCGCCGGTGATGCGAACGCCAATGTTGTCACTCATGCATCAACCCTGGTTAAGGTGCGCCGCAGCCTCCTGGACCAGCAGGCGGAATTGGCGGAACAGGTCGCGCGGCTCAGGCACTTCGGTGCCTGGCGACGGCGGCATGCGCGCTTCAACGGAATCGAGGATGCGGAAGTCGATGCCCTGGTAGCGCACGATGCCAGGCGCACCCACGGGGCCGGGGATGCAGTGGATGGTCCACTGATCGCCGCACGCCATGAACAGCTCGAAGGCCCGCCAGTTTTCGGGCCAGATCCCGAAACCTTCTCCCTGGCGGCGCTTTTGAAACTGCTCACGAACTTTCTCCAGTTGCTCGGGTGTCGCGTTGAACTTCTTGAGGGCCGCCAGGGTGTTCTCTTCGTCAATCGCCGGCGCGCCCCCGGTGGCCCAAATGCGCGCGGCGTCTTTCAGTTTTTTTGCGCGTGGTGCGCCGCCCTGGCCGGCTGTGAGCTGAGATAAAAGGCCCGCACGCACGCGCCGATGAAGCCGGGGTAGTCCTCTTCCAACTCCTTGGCCTGGTCCTCGGAAAACTCGATGTGGATCGGCCCCTGGTCCGGCTGGCCCTCCTGCGCTGGCGGCTTGACGCGCCAGCCTTTGCACACGCGTGCAAGCACGTGGAGATCCACGGTCTTGCCGGTGGCGCGCAGTTGATTCACTTCGGCGTCGATCGCTTCCATCTCGCTGCGCCTCATGCGCTTGAACTCGCAATCGAACTCGAATTCCTTGAGCGCACCGGCGCCGTCAAGCGCCTTGAAGGTGGCCGGCGCAAAGTAGGCCGGGCTGAGAACGGGGAAAAATTTGGACATGGTGATTGCTCTCTTTGGTGGTGGAAAAAACCGAACCGGGCGAGCTTTAGAAGCTCGTCACCAGGGTCAGCTCGTCGTTGCCGGCATCGGGCGGGAACACCAGATCCAGGCCGATCAGCCGCTTGCCCTTGATCTCGTCCAGGCTCGGCATGTTGATCTGCCCCCTGGGGCCGAACACACCGAAGCGGCGGCCCACCACGCTGCCGTGGATGAGTCCAACGCTCTGCACGGTGCCGGCGCGGATAGACGTGTAGAACGCGATTTCTTGCGCGGCGGTGGCGTCCAGCTTGATCTTTCCCTTGACCTGGCGATCAGTGATTTCAACCGTCTGGCTGCCCAGCAGGTCGATGAACTCGGCACGCACGCCGGTATCGATCTCGATGCCCATCGAGGGATAGGTAGTGCCGCCGACCAGGGCGGGCGCGCCAGGCGTAGCGGTGTAGGTGGCGCCCAGGGTCAGGTCGCCGGTGGATTGGTCCTTAACAACTTCCGGCAGCTCGAAGTCGGCGAAGCTCACGCCGGCCGGCGTGCTTGCCGTTTCACCGCCATCCAGCGCGACGAAGGCATAGCTGATCTTGGGCAGCTGGCCCAACGTGAGGCTGATCGCGGCCGCGCCACGCGCGCCCAGCAGCTTGTGCAGCACGCCACTGTCATAGACGTACAGCGAAGCCGACTCCTGGCCATTAGTGATCGGCTTGTACTCGGCGCGCTCGGCGGCCACCAGGGTTTCGGCCCAGCCGCATGCGCGAATCATCGGGCTCCAGGCCGGCGCGGTGCCAGCAGCGCCGGAACCAACGGCCTCGATATCGAACGTCACCAGCTTGTTGTAGCTGGAGATCAGCTGCTCGCTGATGCCGAAGTAGTTGCGCAGCAGATCGCGGCTGACAAACTGCGCGTTCAACGGCGTCAGGCGCACGTTGCTGACCTGCATCGCGTTGGCGGCGCCGGTGGGAATGGAATCGGTGCCGTAAACGGTCTCGATCTTGCCGAAGACAACGGTATCGCGGATATAGCGGCTGGACATGGCGGGCTCCTATTGGGTTGTGCGGTGGTTGGCGGCCTTCGATCAGCCGGCGGCTTCGTCGGTGGCGCCGGCGGCCGGCTGCACCAGGTTGCCCTTGGTGTCGGTCAGCGGCGCCTTGCGGCTAGCGTTGGCCGGCTCGGTGCGATGCGCCAGGGTGACGGCACCGGCTGGATCAATGGAGTAGCTGCCGCCCATGCCGGCGGCGCGCTGGTCGGCGGGCGATGCCTCGCTTGCAGACGTGTGCAATTTGGATTCGGGTTTTTTAGCCATGTGGTTTGCTCCGGTTGAAAATCAGGCGGCGATGCTCGTTGAAGGCGTGCGGTGTTTGGCGTCATAGGCCAGCTGCACGATGGCGAGTTGCGAATCAGCCTCGTCGGTATCCCAGGCCATAGCCAGGGGGATGAGATCCATCACCAGGCCGCCGAGAGTTGGATCGGCTGCGATCGCGGCGCCCAGCACGCCATAGACGGCCTTCGCCAGGTCGTCGGCGTTTTCCTCGCCGTCCAGGCCTGCAACGTCATCGGCGCGCGCGCAGCACTCAAAGCGAATGCGCGTCATCCAGTCGTCGGGGTGGCCGGAAAACTCCGCGCGATCGACAGGCGCCGCGTCCAGCAGCACGTGCACCTGGCGCTTGAATTGCTCGGCCATGGCGCGCGTGCGCTTTCCCCTCTTCACGCCACCATCGGCCAGGCCCGCCTGGGCCTCCAGGAGGGCGGCCAGCGCGTTGCGGATCTGAAGGTGCTTAGTTCCAGCCACGATCAGGCGCCTTCCAGCTCAAGCACCGTGAGGCCGTGGCCATCAGGCCGGATCTCTTGAACGGTGTAGTTCCCGCCCTCACACACGGCGGCTTTACCGTAGGGGGCAGCAGGCACGTCACCGTCAGCGACGACAAGCATAGGCACGCGGGCCTGCATTTCCATGCCATCGCTGAGGGTGAAAGTCTTGCCTGGCCTCACGAAATCGCCCTGCACGTCCCCGCCATCGAGCTGGTGAACCGCGCCAAACCGCGCCAACGCTTTCGCGTTGAGGCGGGCCAGGCGGGTTGCGGCTGTCATGGCTGGGTCTCCGTGCAGGGCGATCGAGGGCTCTTACGCGACGGTGCCAGGCACGCCGGTGAAGCACACCAGCAGCGTGGTCGGGCCCGCGCCCTTGGCCTCGGCGGCGAACGCGGCGGCGCCGGTCACATCACCGGCTGCGGGCACAGCGGCGTTGTCATCGAAGGCGACAGCGGACACGTCCCAGGTGAGGCTATCGCCTTGGGCGATCACCGCGCCGGCCACTGCCGGGATATCGCGGAACACACCGAAGCCCACGGCGCCGGTGGCGCCAATGGCGATATCCACCAGGGCCACGCCAAGGACATTGCCCATCTTCACCACGTCACCGGACGCGATCGCGGCGCCCGTGGTGTTCACGTAGTCGATCACGCGGCCCTCGTGGCTGAAGTTGGTGGCGCCCATCACGCCGACACCGGCCAGGCCGGCGGCAGCTTCGGGCGAGATCAGGGCCGACAGATCGACCCCGACTGCTTGCGCTGCCATTCCGACAAGCGCGACGGCCAGGACGGCCGCGATTTTCAAAGACGTTTTCATGTCGATTCCTTGGGAGTTGCGGGGTTGGTGTTGCGGCCGATCAGGCGCCGGTGCTGCGGTAGGCGCCGCGATAGTCGGTGGGGTCCACACCGAAATCGAGGCGTGCTTTCCAGCGCGCACCGTCAACCGTGAAGCCGTTTTCCAGCTCCACGTAGGGCTCACTGATGCCGTCCAGGAACGACACTTCGAGCACCGGGGCGGTGTTGGGGTCCGCGAAAAAGTACCAGGGCAGCGCGGACAGACGCGGCGAGCTGACGATCGAGCCCACGGTCTGGTACGCGATGTTGGCGCGCATCAGCTTGTTGTTGGCGTCCGGGTCGAACTGACTGGCGTTGACCACCTTGGCGGCGCCGGCGGCGGCGTCGGACCCCAGCCACACCGCAGGGGTGAGGTCCAGGTAATCGTTGCCAGACACATCGCGCTGCGCCTTCATGATCACGCGGCCAGCGTCGAAGCTGGTGACGGTGGGAGCGCCGGTGCCGACGTTGCTGTGGTCCGCGTGGAAAAGGGACTTTCCGTCTGCCAGCAGCGGGCCCATGCCAGCGTTTTCCGCCAACGCGGCATAAACCGCCGCCTCGATCGTGCGCTTGCCGGCACGGCCCAGAGCCGCAGCCAGGCCGGTCAGGGCTTCCAGGTCATCGTTGATGATGGCCTCGCGGCTGATGTTGATGATGTTGCCGACCGTGCCCACGGACACGCTGGCCTTTTCCCCATCGGGAATCGCCTTGTTCTTGAACTCGCCCAGCTCGTTCTTGCTGTCCAGGTTGGACAGCGAGCCGACGCGATAGCGGTTGTGGGCGCGGAAGTCGCCGACGCTGCCGCGCTTGCAGAAGCCCGTCCAGGTGTCGGGTGCGATCGCATAGGCGCCCTGCAGCACCTTGTGCATCACGCTCTCCAGCAGAACGGGGAAGTCACTGCCCGACTGCGTGAAGGCCAGGCCGACGATCTGGCGCTGGTCCATGCCGTCAGTGCGCACGCCGGCGCGGGCCAGGCAGGCCTCGGCAATCGCCAGCAGCTTGCGGCCGCGGAATTGGTTGGAGGCATCCACACGCAGCGGACCATCCTTGCTGATGACTACACCACTGCGCCCCAGGATCGAGCCGACCATGGCGCCGCGCACCTTGTCGCGTTCGTCTTCCACGGTGACGATCTGGCCGCCGGCAACCGGCTGCGCGCTCTTGGCCATGACTTCGAGCAGCTGTTGGCCGGCGGCTTCCACCGTCACCTGGTGATCGGCCTGCAGCTTGGCCAGCAGCTCGGGCACGCCGGCGCTGGCCATGAAGGGCTTGAAGCGCGCGGCGATGGCGTCCTGGCGCTGGCGTTCGCCGGCCAGGATGGCGTTGGTTTGTTCCGGGGTGGGTTTGCCGCCGGCGTTGTTCACGGGATCGGGCATGTGAGGCTCCTGGGGTTGCGTGGCGGCTGCCACAGAGGGAGCAGCAGCGGGCGCTGCTGCCGGTGCTGCAGCAGGCGCTGCAGCGGTCTTGCCGAGACAGGCCTGCAGCCAGGCTGCGGGCACATCGCGGTAACGGTTGCTCGCCGCCATGTCGCGGGCGGCGCTGGCCATGGCGGTGGCGGGCGCCGCGTCCGTGATGGCGTCGATGAACTTGCCGGCCAGGGCTTCCTCGGCCGTGTAATAGTGGTCGGTGCCATCCGTCACCAGGGCCAGCATTTCGGCCTGGTCACGGCCGGTTTTCGTGGCGTAGCTGGTGGACATGGCGGCCGCCCAGGTGTCCAAGGTGTCGGCCGTGGCGCGCAGCTCGGCGCTGTTGCCGGCGGTGTAGGTCCACGGCGCATGGATCATCAGCAACGCGTTGGCCGCCATCTGCACCTTATCGCCGGCCATGGCAATGAGGCTGGCGATGCTGAAAGCCATGCCGTCCACTTCCACGGTGATGGTGGCCTTGTGGCGCTTGATGGCGTTGTAGATCGCCAGGCCGTCCGGCACGCTGCCGCCCATGCTGTTGATGCGCACCGTGATGGCATCGACTTCGAGCGCGTTGAGATCCTTGACGAACTGATTGGCCGTTACGGTTTCGTCCCACCAGCTCTCGCCAATGTCACCGTAAATGAAGATCTCGGCGGCGGCCATCGCGCCGACCGCTGCAGCGGCAAGCGCGGTGCGCTTGCGAATGCTGTACCACTTCGGAGATTTGTCGCTCATGTTGGGCCTTGGTTGAAGTGAATCGAATTCACCGAATCGAGGCCCGCATGGTCGGCGGGGTGTTGTCCAGTTTTTAAGAGAAAAACTGGATTACTTGAATGCTGCTAGTCGGCCTCGGAGCCGGCCTGGTTGCCCTCGCCGCCCGTGCCTGGCTCGGCCGGATCGGTCTTGCCGCCATCGGCCGGCAGCGCGGTGGCGGCGTGGGCCGCGTTGCTGGTGAACACGAGGCCTTTGTCGCCGGTTTCCTTGCGCCACTGCTGCACCTGCTCAAGGAAGTCGCGCGGGTTAACGCCACGCTTGCGCAGGATCTCGATCTCGCTCGCAAAGCCGGCGCGGGCGAGCATCACCCAGGCAGTGGCCTCTTTCAGCGGATCAATCCAGGGCATGGCCTGAGCGGTGTAGAGCGCATCGTCAGCAGCGCCTGGCATCACGTCTGCAGGGATGCGCAGCACGCCGGATAGGTCCGCGACCATCACCAGCGTTTCATAGATCGGCTGCACCCAATCGCCGGTGAAGTCGTCGGCCAA